CGCTTCTGGGGTCTGTAATGAGGTACTTACATCCTTCCCATCCGTTCTCATGGAAGTCATCAGACATATCCACGGGAACATTATGGTTCCTCATTCCGTTGATTATTCTATTTGCCTTGCCCTCTGTATCTTTTTTTGGCATGGTTCCTGCTCGATGCTGAGTACTTTGTCATTTTCGACCTTCCTTGACTTGTCTTCTTAGGAATAGTCTCTATATTTCCCTCACTTAACCATTGTGACTTTTTCATTTTTGCCATAATCTATCCTGCAAATACGTTTGGTGATCCCTCTGCTACAGAGGTACATGTTGCGTCTCCTACTCTACCACATCCTTTGCCATTAATGAATACGGTTGTACTCCCTGTTGATATAGGAGCCGCATGACTAGGACATGGAGTCCCAGGTAATAGGTGCCCTGTGTTATTATCTCCCTGACGGGAAACAGGTATACAGTTAACGAAGACATTACCAGAACCTTCAGCACGCACCATTCCAGAACAATGCGATACGTCTGCGTCTCCGACTCGTGTTACTGCTGGCATTAGCAAGAAGGGAAATTGTAGTTATCAACGAAGGACCGAATGCCCTCCCATGAATTATATATCTTTAATGTAACATCCTCTGTATAAGTTAACCCAGATTGATTAAGGGTACCACTTGTATAGGTGTCATATGTCACTACAACAGTAAAAGTACGCAAAACAAAAGAGGTCATATCTTGATCCAAGCCGTACATGACCTTATCTTGGGGCATGTTCGCCGTGGAGACGACCTCTGTGGGTGTAGAATTGAGGTTTGTTAGCCCTGGTTCTACGTATGTGAAGGTATCAGTGAACGGGTCTATGATAGTTCCCGTTATTGTTACAGTATTTGTGCCTGGAGTAATGACTAAATTGGGCTCAGAAGGTGAAACTGTGGCAGTAACATTGGTTATTGTCTCAGAAGCAGGTGCTGTCGCATTGCCAGTTGCCGTCACAGAGTCGTTTACAGTGAAATCTGGGCGGGTTTTATCAGCTAATTCAGTTTTATCTAGCTCTGGCAAGGTAAATTACTTCTGTTCACGTGCTTGTAGCATATGTATGTAGTCAGTAAAGTTTCCCATGTGCTCATGATCGTGTTCCGAATGAGGACTAGGGGGAATATTTGGTAAAAACTTGATCAGATGATCAAACTTTTCGGGAATTTCGGATATTTTATGATACTCAGAGAGGGTTTGACCCGTTCTTACGGTAAAGTCGCCTTCTAAAGCGAGAAAAGATTCTTCCATAGGATTTTCGCCCTACAATTTGAAATATTTAGAGCGTCACGACGCGATTTTTCGCGATTTTTTCTTGATTTAATAACTTGCGTCTTGTAATTCTTTGCTTTCAACACTTTTCTCATCGAATTTCATGAATGTAAGCTCATCTGAGTAACACCACATGAGTCTTTCCCAAATATAATCGAATTCTTCTTGGTCTAAGTTCTTAAAAAGTGGTCTATTTTCCCAGTAGATATGATAATGACTATTCATGAGCCTCTAAAATTGGTTTACACACTGTCTCGCAAGAATCTTCCTGAGCATTAGGGTCACATGCGCTCACACATTCAAAGTACTTGTCTTGCATGTCATGCAAATAGACAGGATCATGAAGATCTTTGTCATGTTCGAGTACAATATCGACTAATTTCTCATAGTCATCATGACCTGGACGCTTCAAGAGAAGCTCCATTGAGTTCAAACGCCCTTCAAGTGCTTCTACCTGACTCTTTAAGCCAAGTAGAAGTGACATAACCTCAGGATTCTCCACAGAGTGCCTCCATTTTAATGAACTGTTCGTTCAAGTTGTAGAATAATTTGTAATTTGTGGTGGTTACGTAGTATCCTTTGATAGATGAACCATCACAATGATAACCATAACCTCTCAAAGGTTCGTTCACTCCGTCAATTTTGAAGGTTTTGCCTCCTCCGAGGTAATTGTGATACTTTTCGTCGAGATTGATCATGGTTCTTTGCTACTGTAGTACTAATTATAGCATGAATTATGTTAAACTCAACACATGTTCATCATTTTTACAGATTTGCTTAATAACCTGAGGTAATAATCGGTGTTCTGCTTGCTGTATTCTATACGTTAATGTATCTAGGGTATCTTCTGGACATATCATGACACGTGTCTGGTCTAATATTTCACCACCGTCAAGTTCTTCGTTGACATAATGAACTGTACAACCAGTAAATTTGTCATTAGAACTGAATGCTTGCTCTACAGCATGAAGACCCTTGTACTTTGGTAAGAGACTAGGGTGTATATTGATGATCTTGTTAGGAAAAGCTTTAATAAACTTCTTGGGTAAAACCCTCATCCACCCTGCAAGTACTATTAAGTCTACTCTGTATACTTTGAAGAGTGTTATTATATCGTCTACTTGCTTACTCTTTAACCTACAATGAGATATACCGAGTCTCTGTGCTCTATGCATAGCACCGCAGTCTTTCTTATTATAGATCATCATCACAACTTCATGCTCAGGGCACTCGTTGACGATGTTCTCGAAATTAGTTCCGTTGCCAGAACACATAACTCCAATTCTCATTCTAAATCGTGAGTGATAGGTCTACTGTAAGGCGGTTCATCCTCTGTTACAAGATGCTTGAATTGTTCTGTATCGAAATAAGATGTGTAATTCATCTTACCTTCCCTTGCGTCAAGTACCTCGTTGATTAGTATTGACATCTCCTTACAGTAAGTCTCTGTAAAAAGTCTCCGAGGTTTTATAGTAGCAGGTTTATATTCTCTACTTTTACCACCTGCTGCTTTCCATTTAGCAAGATCTTCGGGTGTCATCGGAGCACCCATCCCCTGTGTATCTATTTTACTCATTCTGGGAGTCTCCTCCGAGGGACTCGATACCTGCTTCTTCGCAGTAATCTCGAATCAACTGATCAACCTGCTGATATATTGAATCAAGCTTTACCTGAGAGCGGCAAGCGTGAGCTATGTGATCTACCTGATCCTCTGTGAGGCAGTGATCTGGGTGTAGGGCATTACACACAGGTATTCTTTTTTCTACGAGCTCGTTGAAGTTTATCCGAATCTCATAGTCTCTGTATACAGGCATTTTTTGTATCTGGGGAAAATTTCCTGGGAAAAATTTTATTTTTATATATCACTCCCGCACGTACCCACTTTTGTAGGTTAGGGTAGTAAGTCGCTTTTAGCTAGGGGGGGCGGGGGCGCGAACGCCCCCTAGTGTGATTTTCAAATATGCGGTGGTGCTATCTCAGCACGCCACCCAAGTCTTATTAGATCATCAATCATGTCCTCTGCATGTTTGAATGTTGAGAGGTGCATGAGCTTTGCCCGTCTTGGTTCTTGGTTTGTCCAATAGCGGATGCAGGTGCTTGTTGCCATGATAGGAAATAGTATGATACTATGGGTGATGGGTTGACCAATTGGTCATAGATGCATTCATTCATATTATTCATTGCAGTATGATGGGTCAACCTGACATAATTGTCCATTCCTGGATTCTGTCATTTGTTCAACCTGCTTAATGAGGTTAGAACCAATACCCACACCTGCTATGATGATGATGAGTGCAAGAGCGATTCGCATGTTGGAATTCGTTTGTATAATAGTATTATAAGCGATGACGGACTAATGTCTATCGCTTATATACCAGTGTGTAGACTGTCCCCATGATGAGGCAGGTCTTAGTCCATTCCTGATTTCTTGATTGATGGTCTCTTGTGCTAACTCTTGTGCAACCATTCGTTTGCAGAAGTCCTCCATATTAGGAGAGCATAGAAAACCGTCGCCTGAAATCATGGGATTGAAAATGCTGTGTGACATGAATCTATTATAAGGGGGGGTTAATAGGAAGGGGGGCATCATTGTGCCCCCTTGTGAACTGTCCTATCTGAAGACTAATTCATCAATCTTTGTCATAGAGTACAAGATGCATTCCTGACGGAATTGCTTTTTGTACGCGTCGCCGACTGAAAGAAGATTTTCGATCATTCGGTCTGACCCCGTTGTCCTTTCATCAATCGTAATGCTGATGATTTTGCTTTGCTCCATCTCTCCTTTGAAAATTCCGACTGCATCCGTGATGGTTGCAAATTGGAGTGTGAATAGAAAGGAGTTTATGAAATCGGACCACATCTGGTTTGTGATCTTGCCCTCGTTTGGAATGTTCATGCCGAGGGTGATTTGATGAGTTTGCAAAAGTGATTCATTGAAGTACTCTCTTATTATACAGAAAAAAGCACCCCTGAAAAGGGGTGCTGTGCCACTTATTTCATTGGCATGTGTAGGAGTCGAAAGTCGTCTTCGATCTGAGAAAAGAAAAGCCATGCATTGTCAACGTAGGTCGTCGCCTTCCTGATGTAGTATTTCTCAGCTGGTGTGAAATGTGGGCGTGCTGGTAGAAATGGGTTGACTCGCATTGAACGTGTTCGATTGACTTTCTTAATATAGGACATAGCCACCCCTGGTGGCTGCCTGGTTGTGACACTTATATTAGTGGACTTTTTTGTTAACACGTGTAACGATTGATCCATTTGTCAACCCCTTGCTTGTATAATGAAAGAGTCAAATGCATTATTACCTGCATGCCAACTGCAACACCTGCTCTCAAGTCACCTGCTAAACCAGCAAGAAAACCAAGAGCACGTAAAGCAAGCACCGCTGCAAAACGTACTCGTAAAGCAGCACCGACCAAAGTCAA